GGCGAGGATCACCTCCTCAGTCGCGTCTTCAGCGAGCTTGAGCTTGAGCGCTACCGTCTTCATGTGGTCACCTTCTTTCGGTTCGGCGCTGCCGTCGGCAAGCGTCGTGGAATGCCCTTCGTCGCCCTTCGCGTCTTGCGAATCAGGCTCCGAACTGGCGCTGTCACTTGCGGCGGGGTCGCCGGGGTCTTCGGTCATGGAGTGCGCCGATGCCTTGGCGCGGACTTCTCTCAGGTAGGTGCGGATGGCGCGCACGCCGGGCTTTCCGCGCAGCGTCTCGTCGGCCTTGCTGATGACGGCCTCGAGGTCGGCGAGCAGGGACGCCATGGGGTCTTCATCTTCGGCGACGGTGATTTCGGAGAGGGCGACGGTGACGGGCTCGGCGATGGCGTCGCCGGCGGCGAGGATGCGCGGCAGCAGCCGGATCACAGGGGTGTTCGTGAGCGTCACCGAGCGCAGCACGTTGTCGGTCTTCTCGCCGGTCACGTTGTCGATGACCGGGCCGAGTTCGACGCTGTTGTACTGGTATTCGCGACCGTTCACCTTCTGCGCGCCGACTTCGGTCCACTGCACGTCAGCGAAGGCGGCCTCGCCGCCGCTCGCCATCGGTGCCACGTAGACCCTTTTCACCCAGCCGGCTGCTGGCGCGCTGGTGTCGTGCCTGCCGGAACTGTCAACGACGGGCTCGGTGCCGAGGATGCCGCCGGCGAAGTTGGCGATCACCTCGTCCGCAAGCTCACGAGTCAGGGACAGGTTTGGGTACTTCGCGCTCTTGAAGGTGCCGATCGGCCAGAGCATGATCGGTGTCACATCGCCGGCGGCCACCTTCTCGAGGGCGAGCCTGTAGGAATCCTGAAAGCTCATCACGTACCTTCCGTCCGATACACGAAGATGGTCATGCAGCGGCAGTTGCTCCCGCCATCGCAGTCCGGGTTTGGTGTCCACGTCTCGGCTTCGTCGATGTCTGTGGTCGAGTCGCCTTCGCGGGCCTCGCAGACCGGGCAGAGGTTGCTATCGAGGATGGCCGAGTAGACGGCCTCCTTGATGTCCTGCTTCTGCTCCTTCGCCTGGTCGGCGCGGCCCATGTTCATGAGGTCGGAGACGACTCCGGCGAGGCGCACGGCCGTGGCGTCCGATTCGCGCATGACCATGGCGACCATGGTCGCCGCGTCGACCGGCGTCCTCGCGGCGGTCCTCGCGGCCTGCATTGCGGCGGCGGAGAGCATCGCTTGACCGAATGCGCGGCCCATCGCGGAGGCCTGTTGCTTGAGCGCCACCAGACCCTCCGGTGACGGGGCCTCGGCGAGACGCACCTCTGAGGCGCGCACCTCGTCGGGGCTCCACGGCCGGACCTGCTTCTGGCGCTCCAGCTCGGCGGCGACCTGCAAGCGGCCGGCCTCGTAGAACCTCAACAGGACCTTCTCGATCTCGCTCGTGAGCTTGTCGAGCATCGGCGGCGATGAGGCGGCGAACGCGGCGAGCTTGCCCTTGGCCTGCGCTGCCGTCGCGCGCCTCACGAGCTCGCGGGCAAGGGCCTCGCGGGTCGCCTGCGTCGCTTCCTTGATGGCCGTCTTGCCGTTGTCGAACTGCGCCGTGATCTCGGCGAGGTCGAGGTAGACCTCGGCGCCGACGGCGGGGCGAAGCTCGGAGAGCTTGAGGCAGGTATGGTCGCATGAGTGTGGTGCCTCGCTCGCCTGAGCCCCGTCCTCGACCGCCGTACCGCTGCCTTGAGCAGGTGGGGGAGCTGATGGCTCGGGCGCGGCGGGCAGCTGCGGGGCCGCTGACCCATCGCCCGGCATCGCCACCTGCGTGGTCGTCGATTCGGGAAGGTTGAGCTCGGCGCGGACCCAGTCCCACGTCTCTTCGCCGAGGTTCATGCCGGCCTGCTTCAGCGACGCGAAGGCCCCAGCCATGGCCTTGATGTCGGCCTTCTGCACGTTGCCGAAGCGCAGTTTCGGCAGGTTGTCGTCACGAGGGCAGTTGTAGGCGACGAGCTGGTGGATCACGCCGCCCTTCGTGTTCAGCACGTCCTCGCGGTAGCTGGCCTGTGCCTGGAGCGAGTCGCTGAACATGTCGAGCATCGTCGTGCCGAGGGCGCGGCTGCCGGTGTGGTTGACCCCGAGGTCAAGCACCTGCGCTTGCGCCACGGAGGTGAGCTGCGAGTCCCAGTATTTGATGGCCTCGAGCACCTCGCCGACCTTGGCGTTCGAGGCGAGCAGCTCGAGGTCTACATCCTCGGGCTTGCGTACGAAGGCGCCCGATGCGATACCGAACGAGGCGCCGGCTTCGTCGAGCGTGGCCTGCGTCTCGGCGTCCAGGGTGCCGTGCTCGGTGAACACCGGAACGCCGCCCATCTTGCCGATGAGGACGGCGAGCTGCACCTCGATCTCCTGCTTGAGCTTCCATGGCTTGTACATGGGCCGCAAGATCGAGCGCCCGCGGAAGTCGTCGCCCTCCTTACAATGCGCGAACCAGAGCAGGCGGTCTCCGGGGATCTCACACTGACCGCCGCCTTGCGGGCGCTGGATGACGCGGTCGATCTTACCGTCGATGATGAAGATGTCGTTGGCTGCGATCGAGGCAGAGGGGCGATAGGCGAGACGACAGCGAGCCTCGCCGTCCTCGATGCGCCAGACGATCTCGAAAGCCGCGAAGCCGTAGTCAAGCGCCAGCGTAGTGTCGGCGAGGAAGGCGCGCCAAGGGAAGTCATCGACCAGCAGGCGCGTGACGAGCTCCGCCTTTGCGACTGCGTCCTTGTCCTTGGCGTCGGCGGGCTCAATGACGACGGAAGCGCGCAGGAGCGGCAGGCTTTGGGCGAAGCGCAGGCCGGCGACCTTGGGGTCGCTCATTCGCATGCGGTTGAAGACGCGATAGGCGTTCGATCCGCGCAGTTCCCACAGGTACTCGGTGTCGAGCAGTGGCCGCGGCTTGCCGGAGCCGGTGAGGTAGGAGACGGACGAGTCGCCGGATTCGCGGGTGTCGGGGCGCCTGCGGCCCTCGGCTAGAGACAGCGATGCGGGACGTCGGGAAGACGCCCGCAGGGCGGACAGGAGTCTTGCTGTGGTGCCCATCGTGGCAAGCATCCCTGCGTAAGGGTGTGCCACGGTGGCAGAGTTGATCAGAAGTCGGCGGAGCGGGCGGAGCGGGTCGAGCGGGGTGGGGTGTAGGAGGCGGAGGCGGCGCGCAGATTGACCAACAGGTACCTCAGCGCGTCGAGCGGGTGGGAGTACACCTCATGGTCGAAGTCGTAGCACTCGGGGCGCGTGTGATGCGGCTTCACCTGCGAGAGCGCCCGTATCAGGCCGGGGCAGGAGTCGGAGACCACCAGCGGCAGGTCCGGGTCGGCCAGCGCGTCCATGATGCGCATGCATCCGTCGCGGACGCCGCTCGCCTTGCCCTTCGGATTCAGGCGCGCTCGCTTCAGCACCTCGAACTCCGACTCGGCGGTCTGCACGTTGGCCGCCTTGCCGGCCGGGTCGCAGTAGGAGGCCAGCGGAGCTGGAGAGATTCCCCACGGTGTCTCGGCGGCCACGATCGCATCACGGAACTCGCTGGTCGGCAGGTTCTCCGGCAGCAGTTCGGCGACGATGAACAGTTGCCCGGACGGCGCCCGCTGTGCCCACAGGCAGGCTGGGTGCCTGTAGCCGAAGTCAATGGCACGCCATGTCGGGTAGTTGCCGACGATCTCGACCTCGACCACGTGCCGGTCGCGGTCGAAGCGCTTGAAGAAAGCGCCCTCGGGAGCGCGGAAGGCGTCCTCCGGCCTGCGTGCCCACTCGCGCCGTGCGAGGTCCGGGTCAGTGGCCTCATCCACGTTCTCACGGAAGAAGTCTGCGTCACGGCGCCGGTCGGCCTCGGCGCTGATGAACAGCGGGTGATAGCGCCCCTGTCCCTTGACGGCCTTCTGGTACAGCTCGTGGAAGTCGTCACCCTCGCCGTTGCCGGTCGAGACCACGTGCAGGCGAGCGCAGCCGGACTCGAGCGCCGCTCGCTGCTTCGCGGGGTGCATCCAGAAGGCGTACTCGTCTGCGAGCCCCCAGTACCAGGCGCCGCCGCGGCCGATCTGCTGCGTCGCCGTCAGTGCCTTGTACGTGCTGCCGTTGGCGAAGCGCAGCTCAGTGACGTTTTTCGCGACGACCTTCGGCCGCCACTCTTCAGGCATCGTCGACTCGGGCAGCACACGCATGTCCGGCGGCTCTGATTCAGGGTCATACCCGGCAAGGATGCAGAGGCGGCGGATGCCGTCCTTCGCGTAGTCCTCGTTCTGGCGGGCAATGGGGAAGGCGCGGTGGCCGTGGAAGGTGCCGGCCCAGAGCATGGCAGCCTCTTCAATCCACGTCAGGCCCACCTGACGACCCTTGACGGCAATGAGGAAGTCGTGAGCCTCGATCTCTGCAAGAGCGCGCTCCTGCTCGGGCCAGAGCTTGAACTGGATGAGGCGACCGGTCTCCTTCTCGACGATGAGGCAGTGAGAGACGAACTCGGCGAGAGAAGGAGCCTTCTTGCGACGCTTGAGCTCTTCCGTGATCTCGGTGAGACGCTCGCGCTCGTCAGCGGTCAGCCGCGGCCCTGAGGATACCTTCGGCTTCAGCGATGAGGTCTTCGTCGGGGA